AATATCGGACGTTCTAATCGTATCATAAGGCTGATCTAGTTTTAATATCAAGGAATTAACACCTGCAGATAAAGTTGCTGCCATATTTATCCTTTAAACAATTGTTTTAATTAGTATAGACGCCAACGCACTAGTGCTACTATAGTTGTCGTGAATATCTACAGTTCTGCAGGCTACTCGGTAGTTTATTCCTGCTTCTGATAATCGTGGGGCCGTAAAATCTAATAAACTCTGTCGAGTTGCACCAGTTGACGTTACTACTTTTATTTGATTTGTATTATCTGGAATTAAATCCCAGAAATCTGTTGTACCATTGTCTCTATATACTCTGTACTCATAGTGCTTAAATAAAGCAGTATTAATGGGAGTATTAGATATGGCGCTTATATCTAAGAAGTGAGTATTAAGATCAAGGTATATACCATCGACAGTTGAATAAGTTCTAAAAGTACCTACTGTGTGAGTAAACTCAGTAGACCAGGGGCCTGTTCTGCCATCTGTTGCTACGTATCTTACTTTTATTTTATATACTTGACCTTTTTCTACTCCGGATATGTAAATGGAACCAGAATTATATTTTTCTTTAAAAGTAGTGGCATTTATAAGTGTGCTAGTACTTTGTAAGTAATAACTGCACTCAATCATGTCCGTACCTTTAGGTAACTCTTGCGGATTAGTATAACTTATTTTTATTCTTTGTTCGTAAACACCAGTAGAAAGTAATTTAGCGGCGGACTCGTCACTTAGAATTAAACTAATGTTAGGTACGTCTGTAGAAGTAAAGCTTGATCTTAGTTCTTGTCCTGGCAAAGTAATTTTTGTTTCAAAAACTGTACTTGCGGTTAAGCTAGTATAATCAGTAAATATGTTGTAAGCATTGGTAACTCCATAATCAACCAAAGTAATTGATGCAGATTTATTTGAGCTAGGTTCAATACTTAGTACAATTAAATCTTGTGATTCTTGACCCAGCTCACCAAACATATATAAATCACTACTGTTTATCTGTGCCAAAGTTGCTGGTGCAGTTATTTTAATATTAGTATAGTACCCTGAGGATAATCCAGTTTTATCTATTTCTCTTTCAACGCTAGCACCGGTTGATGATCTTATCCTAATAGTATAGCGTTTAGAAACATCAATATATACTTGCTCATCTAGAGTAAACTCACTGGCACTTACACGATTTTTAATCCTACCAGTTCCGCCACCCCACATAGGTACATCATGACTTACTTTTACACGATCTCCGCGATTACAGACTAGGTATTCAATATCTGTATTTAATCTGTATGCTTCTGGGCGCAATTTTGCTTGTGCAAAATGCCAACGAGCATGGTCAATTACTAATGATTTTTTTGTAACTCCAGGTAATTGAATACTTTCAAATAACTCTGCGTCACTTTCAGATTTTCCTACATTATATACAATAATTTCTGCTTGTTGATAATCTTGATCTTCATCAATATAAGTTACTTTTAAACCATCTGGCAATTTAATTAATGCTTTTGAAGACTCAAATCCCCAACTATTGTGTGGAGTAAAGTGCTGTACAATATTTGGTTTAGGTTCGTCAATTACTACCGACCACTTACCATCTACCATAGCAGGACTTGCTCTACCAGCAGCACAAATATCTCGCAATACTTCTAATATGCTACGTTGTGAGGCTAGTATGCTATTGTAAGTAAATCCTTTTTGACCACAGTAATAATGAAAATACTGTATCTGTGCCAAGTCTACCTTAGTACTAAGGTCTGCATCTTTTATTCTTTGAGGATTAGCTGGATGTTTTAACACATATAAAAACAAATCGGCAGGGTTATTAGTTGCCATATTTGTCCAACTAGTACCGTTCCACGACGGAGCCCAAGTTTGTACAATAGCATTGATACCTTCAATTTGTCCATTAAGTTGTTCATTTGCTTTAATTTTTAAAGCAGTTCCTGCAAGAGCGCAATTAACTGGTTGTTTAATAGGAAACATATTACGTAAAAAAGTAACTTGTAGTAATACTACCTGTGCCAAGATCTGTGCCTTAGCATATCCGTTAGCTTCTTTTGTCCACTCAGTATCAGCACCAGTTTTTCTGCGAACCCTAACTTGTACCTGGTTATAAGAGTTTAATCCATAATAGGTTTTATTTACTGTAAATGCATCCTTTTTAACTGTACCGTCTCCAAGCGCAAAATCTTGCCAAGTTGTCCAAGGGCCAGCCCCGTCTTTTATTTGAATTTCAATAGCTACAAAAACAGACTCTTCTTTTCCAGATTCTTTGCCTTCTGAAAAGATTCTGCGTAAACCTTGCGGAAGGTGCAGCGAAACAGTAAACTGACTAATAGGTACTACGGCTCCACTACTATTAGTAGTTGGTGAGTCGCTGCTTGCAGTTACAAAAGGACCGTAAGTACCTTCAGATAATACTGCGTTATACTGGCCCGGGCAAGTTAAAGTAAGACCACTGGAAACGACTTTTACATCTTGCCCATATATAGCGTTAAAATCAAGTATTTGTTGTGCAGTAGGATCAGTTTTTCTATCTAAGGTTACTGGCGGTACAGGCAGTATATAGTCTGTTAAGGCAACGTTACCAATTTTAAAAGTTGCCGCATCAATATTAAGGGGACCATATCCCCATAATAATAGCATTGACAAGTAACTTTCAGTGTCATTTTCATAAGTAAGATAATTAACAGCGCCAAGCGGTGGACTGTATTTAATTTTACCTAAAACTACTGGTATTGCTTCGTACGGATGTATTTGGTTAGCCCCACCCGTAACCATGTATTGCTGAATAGTAGATCCAGGACTATTAATATCAGGCGGACGAATTGGTGAAATAGCATTAATTAAAGCCCCACCTGCAATTGTAAAAGCAATAGTAGCAGCAGCATTAGCTACTAGCATAGAAGTAGTTACTGCTGCTCCCCCTGGTAATGCCGCTGCTGCAGCTGCAGTAGTGTACCCAGTCATTTGTCCTGCTAAATATGGTGCGACATACGCTACTATTAAAGTAAGTATTAGTCTTCCTGTATTGCCTTTTCCAGGTACTGCACGATATTCAACACGATCTGTATCTTTTAAAGCAGTAGTATGCCACTTTTTTGGATCTGCTACAACACCATTAACCATAATGGTGATTTTGCTTGCTAATTCATCAGCAATTTTATACTCAAACTTAATCCAGGCAGCCAACTTGTCTAAAGTTGTGCCTGGTAAAATAGGCACAGTAAAACGCTCAGTACGTAGTGGATGCGGCACTACGTTTAGAATTGCACTTTTGTTCTCGCTGTACTTATAAAATCCTGTAATACGGTTCTTCCAACCCACAGATTCAAAAGATTCTATTGCGCTATCATAGCGATCACGCGCATGCAAAAAATGAGTACTGCTAACAGCAATACCCATATGTGATTCTACACCTAAAATATTAAATAGTACAATGCAACCTTCTGTTGGAGTATCTATTTTTTCCCAGCCTTCTTTGTACTGAGCCAGCAAATCACGCATCTGCTCAGCATCGTCAGCTTCGTAATTAGTACTAAAATTAGGTAGATCTATATTATATTCTTGCTTATAAACAAGACGAACTAATCCCCAGCAATCAATGCCGTTTGTATCTCTACCCTTATCTAGGAAAGGTATGCCTATATATTTATTGTGCCACATTAGAACATTCCTGGGAAATATGCTGGAGTAAACGAGTGCATTGGAAATGGTTCACGCTCATAATCTATCATTGATAAATCAGCTGTTACTGAATCAGCATTATAACTAAAACTACTAATATAAAAACCGTTAAAAGTGGCTTCTACTATATCAGGTGTTTTTGATAGTACCAGTTCCATTTTTACTTTAGGAGGCCCTACAATAGTTCTAACTATAGGTATTACATATTTAGTAACATCACGCAAAACTATTGAACATCTTGGAGCTTGTGCTTCTTCTTCAGTAGGCAACGAAATTTCCATGGGTAGAAAAATAAAGTCTTGGCTACGGCTTGTTACACCATAAATTATTTCATCTGCAGTCTCACTAATACGTTTTGTGAAACCATCCGCAAGTCTGGTTACAACAGTAACTCCGTCTGCTGGATCATATACAGTTAATAAAAATAATAAATCACTATCAGCTTCAGGCGAAAATATAGCCTTAATAGCTTCCGGTGACATTGTTGTTAATCTACTCATGGTAATATTTCAAACTGTAAAGACACGTTACAAAAACCTGGAGCAAGGTACGCAGCAGTAAAAAGGGCACCATCTCCTTGTGGTACTATACGTGCTTCTACTACAGTACTTTTGCGAGGATGTGGAAAGCCAAATCTAGCTGTACCACGTAGTGTATTTGTAATCCAAGTCTCTAAAGTTGCTACCTGTACATTTGTCATAATAAAGGTTAGTTGCATAGTATCAGATCTGCGACCACGATATCGTTGCTTTGCAGGCCCTGCATCCATAGGAGTCCTTAATATAAGTGCTCCTATAGATTCAGAAAAACCTTTTTGAGGTACTTGTGGAAGTGTTGGCTCCCAAACATAGCTATATGCCATAATTATCTCCTAATTAACTGAGGCTGAAGTCCGAAAGTTCCTCGTATAGCTTTTTGCGAAGCACTACCATTTCTAGAAATTTCACCTGCAGTCATGTCCCCTATAACAACTTCAATTTTACGATTGCCTCGGCTATCAACAGTTTCTTTAGTTTCTGCTTGTGCAGTAGAATAGTTGTTAACAACTACGTCAACATTTCCGCCACCGCCAGCTGCGCGAACTCCAAGGTTACCGTTGCTATCACGCTTTAGGGGCATGATGGCTTCGGGTCCTGCTTCGCCCATTAATCCAGTACCTTTAGCAAACTTAAATAGTGTTGGAGAGCTTACAACTGAATTAGTAAACATTCCGCCTTTGGCAAATTTTTGCAATCCTGCATCGTATACTGCGCCTTGTGCAGCACCGGCAAATCCCATAACAGAAGCAGCTGCAGGTCCTGTTGGATTCAATATGGGGGCTCCATTACCACCAAAAATTCTACCAACAAAATCCATTAAACCAGGTCTAAAAGCTGAGTATAACATTTTTGTTTGTAATTGTAGTTCGTATCGAAGTAACCCTTCTAACATACTATCAATTAAGCCTTTAAAGTTTAATTTACCAGTTTTAGTAAATTCAATAATAGCTTCGCCCATTTGATCAAAACTTCTCTCAAATACATCGGCGTATGCTTTTTGACGGTCTGTTAAAGATTGTGTTAAATCTAAAGCTTTTTTACGGCCTTCATTAATTATAGTTAAAGCACCTGCTTGAGATTTAAAATTATTTTCTGCAGCTGTTCTTTCTGAATCTATTTGTTGTTTACTAGCTTCATAATCTGGAGCATTTTTATTAAGCTTTGATAATCTATTATCTATTTCTGCAATAACATCAGCTCTTTGTTTTGCTAAGCTTAATTCAGATTGAGCGATTTCATTGGAAAGTTTAGCCTGCTCTAAGTACTTTCTTTTAGACTCTGCCTCTTCTCCAATTATCATACTAATAGAAGTTTGTATGTTGAAGATTTCTTGGTCAGCACCTAGTTGTGCTGCTGTCATTTTTAATGCATTATCTTGTGCTTGAGTTGTAACATCTCTGGCTAATTTTTCTTTATTAAAACGTAAATCAATAAATTTAAGTCTGTCTTGCTCAGTTTTATTGTTTCTTTCTAATTCTTGTCGTTTAAGTACTAAATCCTCTACTTTTTCCAAGAACATTATTTCATCAGAGTACTTTTGTTTTTGGTCGCCAGTTGTTGCAGCTTCTTGTCTTTTTGCATCTTTAATTTTATTTTCAAGATCCAATCGTTCAAGACTAGCTTTACTACTCATAAGATCTAACTCTAAACTATTGGCTCTTGACAAAGATGATTCCGTTATAGCATTAGTAATACTATTTTGTGATGTAACTTGAATCAATTGTTGTTGAGTAATAGCTTCTTCTAAAGCTTTTAACCTAGAAGTATCTTGAAATCTTCCTCCAACACGCTCTCGCTCTCCAGTTATACCCAAGGCTGCTTGCTGGCTTTGTACTAGTTGTCTAGCGGTTCCTTGTGCAGCTAATGATAGTCCTACTTTATTTATTAATTGCTTTAAAAAGGCATCTGCTAACTTATTAGCTTCGAGTGATTCTGTAGATGTTTCAAGGGAACCAGCATTAGCTTGCTCAATACTCTGAAAACTTAATCTACCTGATTTATCTGGTCCTTTAATTAAAGCTTCTTGAAACGCTGTAAAAGCATTTACTTGCGCTTGCGCAGTTATTGCTTCTTTAGTTCCTGGAACTGCTCTGCTTAAAGCTACCTCTGCTGAGTTTTTATTAATAGCTGCAGTAAGAGATTCTTGGCTAGTAATTAGTTGTATGTTAAGATCTATAGCAGCTAGCTGTATCTTTAACTCTTCACCCTTTAATTTATTAGATTCAATTGCGGCACGCTCTCCACTTAATGCACCTAAGCGTGCTTGAGCTACAGTCATTGCTGCTTTTTGAGCAGCTTGACCAAAAGCTTTATCAATTATATTAGCACCTTCTTTAAAAGAGCCGTCCATTCCTTTAATAAACAAATCTCGAGCTTTAGTAAAACTAACCATATCTACACTGGCTAGTTGATTTCCTACTGTTCTGCGATTTTTTTCTAGGTCGCTTATTTCTGACTGTAACTCTACCTGTCTTCTAAAGCCAGTTTCACCTAATTGAAAGTAATTTGTGTTTGATAATTCTTTTCTTTTGTCTGCTAGTTTTTGATCTAACTGTATAATACTATTTGTAAAAGTATTATAAGACTGAAAGTTTAAATCAAGCTCTTTTCTCATACTTACAAATTCTTGGACAAACACGTCGCCAAATCTAGCTACTTTTTCAGGATTATCTAATAAGTCTTTTAGTCCTGCATTTACTTCGGCTATGCTGCCAGATAGTATTTTAGACATTGCAAAAGATATATCTTGAAGACTAGCACCTAATTTAAATAGTGGATTAGTATTTGCAGTAGATTGTATAAATTCTTGAAAAGACTTTGTAGAAGACTCAGTAGCTGCTTTAAATGTTTGTAGATTGCTGCTTGACTCTGCTAATTTAAGATCTAGCTTTTTACTTGCTTGTGCAAATTTTTCTTGAGCAATACTATTACCTTTAAGTGCTTTAGTAACAGTATCTACATCTAAACTAGTTGTACCTAAGGCTTCTTTAAAAGCTTGGGTAGCTTCTTCCCCCATGCCAGATTTAGTAAATAAACGAATTTGAGATTCTAATTGAGTTGCCAGAGCTGCAGCACTTTTAGACGCTATGTCTGAATTAAATAAACTACTTATACTATCTTTCCATTTGTCCCAAGTACTACTATCAAGAGCTCTTGCTAGTTTTTGCTGAGCAGATAATATTGACTCAATACTATTTGTGGCTTCACGACTTGCATTAGCCAATGCAAAAAATCCGCTAATTGTTGCATTAGCAAAAGAACTTTTTTTCTCTAATGTATCTAACGTACGTGCAGTGTTAGCTATTGATTCTACACTAGTATCTAAAGCTTTATTAAATACATCTGTTTCTTTAGTGGTTTTTGACATCCAAGAATCAAATAAAGCAAGTGCTTCGATTGCTAAACCAATAGCTATAGCCCATGGACCAAAAGCATTAATAAGAGAACCAAGTTTTTGTCCAGCTATACCAATACCGCCAGCAAGACGGGTATAGCCAGCATCTAGTGCACTCATTTTAGGAGCAACACCTTCTACTGCTTTACCATTCTCATCTAAATGAGTAATCATTTTCAATGTTCCGGCACGGGCAGCAGCAATCTGTTCATTCAACTTTTTATATGCTTCTCTGGAACCATATATTGCTTGTGTTTCTGCAGTTGTAGATCTAATAGTTTCACTAGCTAATTTATTTAAAGTACGCTTATTTACAATATCGTTTGAGCCAGGAGTAGTATAACCAGGTAAAGTACCAGCAATAACTCCTTGCGATCCAGCATCTCCTGCTGCGGATGCTCCGGCACGTATATCTTTTATCTTAACTAAGTGGTCTTTTAACCTTTTGGCCTCTTCAGCATTTCTGGTAGCTAAATACTTTGCACGATTATCTAATGATTTTATTTCTTCTGATGTAAGCGCAAAAGGATCTTTTCCAGCTAGTAATGCGTAGTCTTTACGGCCTTGGGAAAAAGTTTTAGCACTTTTTTCAAGTTCCGAAATTTTAGCTAGTGTAGGAGCTGATTTTTTATAGGCTAACTCCGCGGCAGCACCTGCTGCATTGGCTGAATCACTTATTTTCTCTTGCTGATCTTTGTATATTTGTGTGAAAACCATTCGACTTTCATCAGCCGCATTTTTTAAATTTTGTCTGTAATGCCCTAATGCAGGTATAGCACTTTTAACTATACTTGCTCCAATTGCTACTAGCACTGCCAGTAAAGCACTAGGACTTTGTGCTAATATATTAACTAAAGGTGTTAGTACTTTATTTACTACTTCTAAAGCACCTTGACCCAAATTTTGTAAACTTGCTAAAAGCCTGTCGTAAGGATTTGCAGATATATCAATAGCTCCAAATTTATCTAAGCCTTCTTTTAAAACTGCTGTTGCAAAGGCTTGGCGTCTTTCAAAGTCGGTTAAGCTACCAGTAGTTTTTCCGATTGTTCTGGCATAATCATCAGTGGCTTTTTCAATTTTAGTAAATAAACCTAATTCATCTAATAGTTCAGGCTCTAGTTTACTAATACCACGCGTTAAACGACTAATAGCGTCAGGCATAGCAACACCTAAAGCTTTTGAAGCTTTATTTGCTACTTCACCTAATTGTAACATTTGACTAGAAGATAGGCCTGCTGCAGTTCCTTTAGCAGTTGCTTCCATTGCTTCGCGCATACTAATTGAGCCATCAGTAACATCAACTAATCTTTTTGATAATGTACCTAGTGCCTGCCCACTGGCTGCACCTAGCTGGTCCATTCCTTTGATCATATTTGTAGTATCGGCTGCATTACTTAAAGCGCGAAAAGCTGCTCCTGCTGCAAATAAATTAGCGGCATATGTGGCATATAAACGAACTAATCCATCTAGTCCGCGAGCTTGATTTGCAAAATCTCGGCCAGATGCACCAGTCGCGCCTGCGCTACCCCTGGCAACATCATATTGGTCACCGCCCATCATAGCGCTTTTCCAACCGCCTTTACCTTTACCACCAGCTTTACTGGTCATTTTCTCAATAGAATCTAGTGAGCCTCTAAAAGCGTCTGCATCTTTTTTGCCTGCTTTAAGTGAGCTTCCTACGTCTTTTAAACTAAACTCTAATACATATCTTTGAACGGCCATATACACTCCTGTCGGGTATTATCAAAATTTTTCGATAATTTAACTAGAGACCATTATACCATGTGACCTCACGTTTGTCAAACCAAAAAATTTTTAACGCAAAAAAGCCCGCTGTTTTTAACCAACGGGCTCTTGCGTTCTTTTTTTATTATTGATTTCATCTGAACGTACACTATCAATTATACGTATTAACATAATAATAAACTTATGCTCAGATACTTCAACTTCTGTTGCTTCCAAAACGTCTTTAACACCTATAAGAGATTTTCCTAAATAGACGCCATTCATGGTATCCCATTCATCTCTTAACATTTTATAAGCATTAAATGCTTGTTGCACTTCTAGCGGAAAGTCTTCAAACTCAACAGGAATCTCAGATTCCTCTGGTTCGTTGCCTAATGCTTCACACATTTCAAAATATTGGTCTTTGGTCATCCCAACACCCATATTTTGAAGATAATTGACCAACTGTGCGTTTACTTGCTGGAGTTGATCGTTGCAAAGTTTCCCAAGTCTGTAACTTGTTCGCTAATAAAACCGTCAAAGTTACTGGAATTCTTCATTAGGTATAGGGCATTTTCAGGAGTGTATCCTAATTCTGCTTCCATATCTTTACCAGTTAAGTCAACTGGCGCCAATTGCTCAAGATAGCTAAGTTTTAAACCTGACCATCCTTTTACAGCGTTTTCAACATAAAGTTGTAAGAATAAATCTTCGTTGAATTCTTCAGCAGCCTGACGGTTTTTGAAGCTTGTTTTAGTAGATTTCTTGCGAATCGACAAAAGCGTTTCACGAGATAAAAATGCCAAATCAACAACAAAACCAGGCATACCAGGATATTCTACCTGTACTGATTTAGAAGGAACTAACAGTGTTTTTAAAGAGAGAGTAGTCATTTTATAATAATAAGTTTAAAAAGAGAGACTGGAGATCAACCCAGTCTCTATGAAAATGCA